TAAGGTAGCATTACCATGGCAGATGCTTGGGGTGAAAATAATTGGGGCGAAGGCGCATGGGGCCAACAAAGCTCAATTACAGTATCTGTTACTGGACTATCGACAACAACAGCTATAGGAACTGAGTCTGTTGTTGCAGATGCAATAGTATCCGTTTCAACTTTATCTATGACCAGTGCGTTAGGCACTGCAGTAGGTGAACCTGAACACGTAGTATCTCCCACAGGTGTTTCATTCGAAACACAACTCTCTGGAGGATTAGTAATTAACGAAGGCGCAGGCGTAGTGCTTGGTAGCCTTTCTATGGCTTTCACTGCAGGTGATGAAACAGGTTCAGGTACAGTAGATGCAGGTTGGGGAAGAAACACCTGGGGATCTTTTGCTTGGAACGAAAACATAACACAAGAGGTTAGTGTCACAGGTGTGGCTATGACCACAACACTTGGAACAACTACTCAAGAAGTTGGAACAGGTGTCATTGTAAGTCCAACAGGATTAGCGATGACAAGTGCTCTTGGCACAACATCTCAAACAGGAACGGCAGTAGAAACTTTAGATAGTTTAACTGTTGGCGTAGCTTTATCGGGAGCCACTGTTTCTGGTGAAGGAAGTGCTGCAGTAATAGCACCTTCCGATCAATTAGACTTTGCTATAGGAACTCCTACTATTGAAATATTCACACAAGTAGATCCTTCAGCAGTTACGATGACCTCAGCTTTAGGCACTGCTGTTGCAGAAGCTGACGCTCTGGTAACTCTGGGCAGTTTAAGCATGAGTTCTGCGCTAGGCACTGAAACTGTAGAGGTAGGTACAGGAGTTATTGTAAGTGTTTCAACAGTAGCCTTATCTTTTGCAGAAGGCACAGCTACAGTGGGAGCAGGAGCCACAGTCAATGTGACAGGTCTTGATCTATCAATAATCACAGGAAACCCTTTTGCAACTCCTTGGGCAAATGTAGTAACAGGTGCAAGCAATACATGGACACAGGTGGATGCAGCATAAAAAGTGTTGCTTGAATAACAAAAAAAGATATATTTTAGAGAGGTAAAAACATGGCAAGTACATTTACAAGTAGATTTAAATTAGAGAAGATGGAAACAGGGGCTAACGCCAATACCTGGGGTACCAGAACTAACAATAACTTAGACGTTTTAGACGCTTTTGGAGGAGGCTACTTAGCCAAATCTGTAGCAGGTTCTGCCAACATTACTCTTTCAACTGCTGATGCAGATGCAACTGCTGAGTCCTCTAATAAAATAATTGAACTCACAGGAGCTTTAACGGGAGACATTGTTGTATTTGTACCCGCTACTGAAGGTGAATATGTTTTCTTTAATAATACAACAGGTTCACAAACTTTAACAATAGCATCAACTGGACATACTGCTAACGGTATTGCAATCACTCAAGGTGCCTACTCACATATTTATAATGACGGTTCTGCTAATTTTAAAATGTATAACGCTGTCGACAAATTAGGGGCAACAACTTTTAAAGATACTGTAACTGCGGGTTCATCAGGACAAATTATTCTTAGAACAAATGGTGCTGTAACTGCCACAACTTTTACAGGTGATGGTTCAAATTTAAGTGGAGTTGAACCTTTTCCTTCAGGTACCAAACAAGTTTTTTATCAAGCATCTGCTCCAACAGGTTGGACTAAAGATACAACTGCTGCACTTAATGAAGCCGTTATGTCAGTTGTCACAGGATCAGGTGGTGGTACAGGTGGTTCAACTGCGTACTTCTCATCTTTCTTAGCAACAACTAATAAAGCGGGAACAGATACAGCGACTGTCACAGGATCAGTTGCGGGAACAGTGGGAGCAACAACTCTATCCACGCCTACCATAGCATCTCACAGCCATACTTTTCCTATTGGTCATAGACAACCTGAAAACGCAGGTCCATCAAGTCCTAGTTGTTTAATATTTAATGTTTGTTGTCTAGGCGCTCCTTTTGTGCCAGGTCAACCTGGTGGTGTGCCACCAGGCAATCGAGGAAGTTCAGAAACTAACGATGCAGGTGGTGGTGGATCACACACTCACCCCTTTAGTGGATCTTTATCAAGTGCATCAGCAGATGTTTCTGTAACTGTCCCTGCTGCTAACGTAAAATACGCAAACGTAATTATAGCTGCTAAAGACTAATTGATTCAAATAAAAGATAATTTCTTTGTAGATATTAATAAAATTAAAGAAAGTTTACAAAAAGTTCCTATATATAACGCTAAGGATTGGGAAACTTCTTTTGATACAGAAGTATACTGGCAAGGAAATAGAAGTCGTGATTTTAAATTATCTCATTCAAACTTGTTTGATACAATAAAAAAAAATATTCAAGATACTTTTGAAAAGCAATATAAAATAAACACAATGTGTATGCATGAAAGAAAAGATGATAAAATGAATCCTCACATAGATGATGATGATAGTGATACTAATTGTTTAATTTTTATTACTGGTAAAGAGGGGTTTTGTAATGGAACAGGATTTTATAACGATAAGGAATTATCTATTGCCGCAGGTTTTAAAGAAAATAGAGCTTTGTTATTTCCTTCGAATTATTTACACTCTTGTATGCAAGCTTTATATCCAGATACAGCTACGTCAAGAGTCACTATTAATTGTTTTATGAGTCTTGTAACAAATTAATGCCTATATTTGATCCTGATGGAATGTGTCCTCTTTTAAAAAAGAAGTGTATAAAACATCGATGTATTTGGTACAATATGCTTCAAGGTAAAAATCCACAAACAGGTTTAGACGTTCAAGAATGGGGTTGTTCTATTGCTTGGATTCCTTTACTTTTGGTAGAAAATTCTAGGCAAACAATGCAAGTCCAAGCAGCCACAGAATCCTTTAGAAATGAAATGGTTGATTCTAACAAAGCTATGGAAGGGCTATTGCAAAAAAGTGATACAGCATCGAATTTAATGCGAAATACTACGACAATATTTAATTTGTTAGCTAGACAACAAAGAGCTGTTATGGAAGGAGATAAGAGTTTAGCAGACGAAACAATTGGACAATTAAGCAATAATAATATAAAAATTAAAAAGAAGCCTAAAAAGGCTTTAGCTAAAAAGGTGAAAAAAAATGGCAACAACAGTAAATAACACAACAGTTCAAAGTAGAATCACAGTAATTTTTGATGCTGCGGGTTCTTTAGATGGAAACGGCCCTGCAAAAGGCACAGGAGATACTGAGTCAGATGTTTATTTAGATAGCACTGTGCATTATAACATTCGATCTCACACAGAAATAGACTCAAATGTACATGCTTTACAATGGGATGCGAGTACAAATACAGGTCATCTTGAATACATTGATACTCGAGATAATCTTTCAATCTCTTCTTTTCCTCAATGGGCTACCAATGTAGTGATTAGAGCGGAAGCTCAAGATGTTTGGAATACAGCTTACAATGCAAATCTCACAGCACAAGGTAACACTTGGAAAGCTGCAAACCCTGGAGTTGAAGAAGGATTCTCTGCCGACACCTCACAGGCAACTAGCGTAGCCGACACAGAAAGAAACAACTATCTTTCTGCACACAGTATTACTTTCTAAGTAATTGTGTATAAATAGAAAATGAAAGAATACATATTAGACGTTAAAAAACTAATACCCCAAACTTTTTGCAAGAAAATTATTTCTTATTTTGATAGTGACTATGAGGATGCAAGAACCGTGGGAGGTGTTAGCAAAGATACAAGAAATTGTGTATCAAGAAATATTTTAGAAACTAAAACATTTGGTGAAAAAATTTGTTTAAATGCAGTTCAAGAAAAAATATTTGAATGTGTACAACACTATAAAAATAAACACGATATACATATCGAAAAAATTTCACAATTAGATATTCTTAAATACGAAAAAAATGATCATCAAGCGGGTTATAAATTTCATCAGGATTTTGGCCCCACAGTTACAGAAAGACATTTGTCTATTTCTGTTTGTTTAAATAATGAATATGAAGGTGGAGAGTTTGTTTTTGATTTACCCTCAGGAAATCATGTGGTTCCACAAAATATAGGTGATGCTGTTATTTTTCCGTCTAATTTTATGTTTTCTCATCAAGTCAACAAAATTACAAAGGGGACACGATACGCTTTAATAGGGTGGGTAATATAATGGAACCAATTTTTATAAAAGAATTTTTACCACAACAAGTTTTAAATCTAGTGTATTCCTATTCAGTTGTTAAATATTCAAATCAAAAAAAATTTAATGTTGATTCTCAAACAAATTCTTTGATTGGAGAACATAGTGATTATTTGATGGAAACTTTAATGGAGGCTAGCACTTCCGTTATAGAACAAAACATAGGGAAAAAATTGTGGCCCACTTATTCTTATTTTAGAATTTATGATAAAGGTTCCGATTTAAAAATACACACTGATAGAGAGTCTTGTGAATATACAGTTGCTCTTTGTTTAGGGGCAGATCCTATTGATCAACCTTATGAAATATTCGTTGGGGAAGAAGATGAGACTTCAGATTATAAATACTATAGCTCTGACGGAAAATATAATAGATACAGGATAGATCATAAATTTTCTATGCTTCCTAATAATGCAGTGATCTTCAAAGGAATGGATAAGATTCATTGGAGAGAGATGTGTAAACACGATCATTTTACTACTGTGTTTTTACATTATGTAGATCAAGAAGGTGATTACGCAGAATACAAATATGATAAAAGAAAAATGCTTGGAGAATGAAAAATGATCTCTATGTATTAAATGGAGGCATAGGTAAAAACATCTGCTTTACGAATTGTTTGAATGAATTAAACAATATTACGATTATGTCGACTTGGCCTATGATTTTTAAAAACCATCCTAAGGTAAATTTTGCTTATCATTATGATTTATGTGGATGGAAAGATGATACAAATTTCTTAAATAAATTTAATAAAGTGCATTTGGTAGAGGGATATAGTTCTTATTTTTTAACTAATAAAGTACACCTAATAAATAGTTTTAGGCACTCACTTAATATTGAAATAACAAAAGATTTGTATAATGAGATATACTTTACAGAGGATGACGAGAAAGAAATGCAACCTCTGCTGCAACAACTTGAAAACTATGTAATGGTGCAGTTTGTAGGTAGTGACGAGCAACACAATGAAACGGATTTTGTTGGATCAAGATGTTTAACCAAAAAACAATCTCAAGAGATTATTAATATCTTAAATTTTGATTTAAAATTAAATGTTTTAAATGTTTTTTCTGTAAAAAATTTCTTCGAAAATACTTGCAAAATAGATGTTTCTTTTGATTACATGCATTATGCTCATTTGATTAAGTATGCAAAAAGCTTTATTGGAATAGATAGTTCACTTAATCACATGTCTTCTAACAAGTTTTGTAAAACAAAAGGAGTTGTGCTTTGGAATGATGCAAATGTTTCAGAAAGATTTTATTATGATAAAAATATAAATCTTATAACAAATACACCAAAGGTAATGAGATTTGATGTAAACTCAGTTATAGACAATTTAAAAAAACAATTAATTTAAAAAAGCACAGGAGAACAAATGATTAAACCAGAAGAAATAAAAAATAAGAACTTTAGAATTTTTTTAGGAATGCCGATGTACGGCGGGATGCTAACAGAAAGCACTTTACATGGTCTGTTAGAATTACAGTCTTGGACTGCAGCTAATAACGTAAACCTTAGGATACAAACAATAGGTAACGAAAGTCTTATAACTAGAGCTAGAAATACAGTAGTATCTATGATGTTTGATCAACAAGATTTTGTAGCAACTCACTTACTATTTATAGATGCGGACATAGGTTTTACATGGCAGAATATTGAAAGATTACTTTGCGCTGAAAAGGATGTGGCTTGTGGTATTTATCCAAGAAAACACTTACATTTAGAGAAATTAAAAAAAATTCTCGAAGAAAATCCTAACGCACAACCTGATGAAATAGAAGCAAGAGCCTTAGGTTATAATGTAAATTTTGATGATCCTTTTAATTTAAAAGGAGAACATGGTTTTTTCCCTGTACAAGAAGCTGCAACAGGAATGATGCTTGTAAAAAGGAGCGTCTTTAGAACAATGATGAAAAAATTTCCTGAAAGAAAGTATGAGTCGGATCAAATAGTTAATGGCGGATCTTATAAGTCTGATAACTGTTATGATTTATTTGCAGTCGGACCTTACGAAACAAAGACTGTTGAAGGAAAAACACAAAAAAGATACTTATCTGAAGACTATTATTTTTCTCGTTTATGGCAAGAGTGTGGTGGAGAGATATGGGCAGATTTAGCCATGCCTTTGACTCATTTTGGTAATAGAGCATTTAAAGGCCACGTTGGGTCTTTAGTTGCTAAAAAATGATCGAAACAATTATTCATAAAGATTCTTTTTTTACTAATGAATATACTGGAGATATAAATCAAATAGATGCACACATAAAACATCTTATTACTTTTGATAAAGGAAGAGTGTTAAGTAATGAGGGGGGATATCAAAGCAATGACATTACCTTTGGTTTTCACGAACTTATAGTGTTTGCCATCAACAGTTTAAATTCAATTAATCAAAAGGTAAAACTAGCAAATTTTTGGGTAAATATAAATAAGGGAGAACACTCTAACAAAGTACACAATCATACTTTGGACAGTTGGTCAGCAGTATACTATCACAAAGTTTGTTGTGAAAAGTCATCTTTAAATTTTCACAATCTTATTCCTATTATAAATAGCAGTGTTTGCTCATATTATCCAAAAGAAAAACAAATGATTTTTTTTAAAGGAGTACAACCTCACTCTGTAAGTGCCTGTAATGGCGTGGACCACGAAAGAATTTCAATAGCTTTTAATTTACCTAAATGCTCCTAGTGAAATATAATGAGTGTAGATACAAAAATAATAGAGTTCTATTTACCTAAAAATGATTGTTTAAATATATCTAATTTTGTTTATCAAGAAAAAGATAAATGGGCTAAAGATTTAAAAAATGTCAAGTCACTAACCTCAGGTTTTAATCCAGATTATAAATTTATACATGACATAGGCTATCTTTGTTGTGATGAAATTTTACCTCAAAAAACAGATATAAAAAAATGGGAAAAAACCTGGTGGTGGATAAACTTTTATGAAAAAGGTCATTACGCTGCAAGACATCATCATAATCCTGAACATTATTCAATGATAATGGTTATTAAGCCTTCAACTAATAATTGTTTAAATTTTAATATAGAAGATAAAGATTTAAAGGTAGAAGAAAAAGAAGGTTTATCATTAATATTTCCTTCTACAATCGAGCATTGGGTAGATCCTGTTGAATCAGATAGAATATCTATTGCTATGGATTTCCGACCCTTTTAATTTTATTAAATTGTAGTATATTAATCAAATGCCCTTAGTAAATTTTAGACCAACTCCTGGTATTAATAAAGAAGTCACTGATTATACAGGTGCCGGTAAATGGACTGATGGAGATAATGTACGTTTTTTTCAAGGGTTACCACAGAAAATTAAAGGGTGGCAAAAATTTATTTCTACAACTTTAGTAGGTGTTGTACGGGATCAGCACGCTTGGATATCTCTTGACGGAACAAGACATAATGCAGTTGGCACTGATAGAAAATTATATGTTATTCAAGAGGGTGAAGCTTACGACATAACACCTTTAAGAAAAACAACGAGCTCCTTATCAAATCCTTTTACTACAAATGCTTCAGTTTCTGTTGTAGTCACCGATACATCTCATGGCGCACAAAAAGGTGACTTTGTTACCTTTGACTCTTTTTCAGCTATTGATGGTCTAGACATGAACAAAGAATTTGAAGTTACTTCAGTAGCTAATAACAATGCCTATGTGGTCACAGCGACTTCTGCTGCTTCTGGATCAACTTCAGGCGGCGGTGGAACTGGCAATGCAAAGTATCAAATTAATATAGGTCCTGAGTTTTCATTACCCGCTTTTGGTTGGGGAACAGATACTTGGAGTTCAGGTACATGGGGAACACCCTCTACAACTTCAAACGTAACCTTAGAAGCAAGACAATGGTCTCTTGATAATTTTGGTGAAGACTTAATTGCAGTTGTATTAAATGGTGGGGCTTTTAAATGGGACACATCAGGAGGTGTATCAACAAGAGCAGCAGCTATTACAAACGCACCAACTAAGTCAAGATTAGGTTTAGTATCTACACCTGATAGACATTTACTTTTAATGGGGTCTCAACCTACTATCGGTGGAACTAATGCTCAAGATGATTTACTTATAAGATTTTCAAACCAAGAAGACATTGAAACATACCAACCTACAGCAGAGAATACTGCAGGCACATTAAGAATTGCTGACGGATCACGAATCGTGGCCGCAGAGCGATCAAGAGGTCAAATACTTGTATGGACTGACACCTCATTACACTCAATGCAATTTATTGGTCCTCCTTTTACTTTTGGTTTAAGACAACTTGGTCAAAACTGTGGCATCATAGGGCAACACGCAGGTATAGATATTAATGGTGTTTCTTATTGGATGTCTCAAGATTCTTTCTTTCTCTTTGATGGTACAGTTAAAAAATTACCTTGCACAGTGGAGCAATACATATTTGATAATATTAATCAAACAGGATCTGAAAATGCTTTTGCAGGACACAATGGTGAGTACAACGAAATTTTATGGTTCTACAATAGAACAGGATCAAATCAAATTAATGCAGTGGTTGCTTATAACTATTTAGAACAAACTTGGTGGATCGGAACATTGGATAGAACAGCTTGGATTGATAGAGAGGTTTACGATAACCCGGTGGCCTCAGATTACTTACCAACGACCACGGCCAACAATGAAGTCATATCTGGATTAACAGACGGAGCTAGTCAAATGTTCTTGCATGAAGTTG